CCGCTGCCGGAGCTGCTGTTGTTGGTGCCGCCGCTGCCGGAGCTGCTGTTGTTGGTGCCGCCGCTGCCGGAGCTGCTGTTGTTGGTGCCGCCGCTGCCGGAGCTCCTGTTGTTGGTGCCGCCGCTGCCGGAGCTCCTGTTGTTGGAGCCGCCACTACCGGAGTTCCTGTTGTTGGAGCCGCGGGTAATGTTTTGATAGCAGATTCTAAAGCTGATTGAGTATTTTTACCCCAAACACCATCAATACCATCTTTGTTTGGACCTGAAGTACCTAAAGTTGCCTTATATTTAGTTTTTAAAACAGTTTGAATTTGTTTAATTAAATCAGGTACACTAATATTTGTTGCCGGTGTTACTAGTGTTGCCGGTGTTGCCGGTGTTGCTGTTGCGGGAGCCGCTGCGGGTACTGCTGTTGCGGGAGCCGGAGCTCCTGTCGCAGGTACTTGTTGACCATACTTTGCTTGGAAATCTTTATAAATTTGTGCTGCCGGACCTTGTTGTCTTTGAAACTCATTATAAATGTCTGCAGCCGTTTGAGTATTTGTTGCTTGAGTTTTTGGTGCAAATGGATTTGTTGAGAATTGATTAGGATTCCCAAATTGTGGAGTTTGTTGTTCTGAAATAACAACACCTCTTTTATACCCCAAAAGGTATTTCATCGCATTTAATTCTTCTGATAAAATTTCTTTTTTCATTATACTGGTCTGTTTACTATTTTATTCATAATTTGTTGTAGTTGTTCAGGTGTTTGACCTAATTGACCCGTTGCCGGTGACCCTGCTGGTATCACTGATGGTGCCGCTACCGGAGCCGCCGCTTGTACCCCATTTAATTTTGTTAACATCGCTTGTAATGTCGCAGCATCTAAAGTACCTGTACCGTTTTGTATACCTAAAGATTTTTGAACCGCTTGAACTCTCGGTGCAATTTCAGCAGCAGAAGCTTTTGATTTACTACCAACGTTAGCCGGAGAATTAACTTTTCCTACATCTGCTGTAGGTTGATTACCTAACTTACCACATAATGTTTTTGCCTTCGTAACTTCGTCACTTGTTAATTTATAGATTCTAATATAATCTGTAAACATTTTATCCTTATACTGAGAATTTGGTGCAGTAATTTTACCTGAAGCATCAACCGAACACGCAATTTTTGCAATGTTATATAATCTTTCGTCTCCACCGGTTGAACATAATTTTTTCGCTTGAGCCTCTTCAGTAGATGTGATTTTAAATCTAGTTATATAATCAACAAAAGATGTCCCTTTGAATTGAGAACCTTTAGTAGTTATAGTGTCACCTTTAAGTGAACAAACAATTCTTGAGATATTTTTGATTCTTTCCCCTTTTTTAGCAGGGTCAGCAATTGCCTTATCTAATTCACCACCGGTAGCTGCAACAGGTTTAATTGGGAACTCAGAAGTTTTAACTCTTTTTGTTCCACTTCCCTGGTAATATTTTTCTTGCCCCTTTGGTATTTTACCGGAGTCTCTGTATTCCTGAAAGGATATGTTTCTATACTCATCCGCCTCATTCAAATATTGGTTTTTGGTAGCACTCTCGTGAAGATTCAATATCCTACCTTTTTCTTCTTCGTCTAAGAAATATAATTTTTTCATATAATATTTTATTAATAAATATTAGGCAAATCAAAATAATCTAATTATATTTGTAAAATAAAACACAGACACTATGAAAAAGTTATTCTTATTATCATTATTACTTGTTGGTACATTAACCTTTGGTCAAACTAAACCAAAAGAAAAAGACATTGACAAAGAGTCGAATGTCTTATTAGATTCATTATCCAAAGTTTATAAAGTAAAAGTCCAATCAGTTATGGAAGAAACATATAATGGTGTTACAACAACATACATTTCTTACGTTAAGGACAAAAAATTAGTTTATAAAATTATCGCAGTTAAAAAAGATTAACATTTACCCGTTAAATTGTAACCCGTCTTACCAACCGGGGAGTAAACTATAACTTTAGAATCTCCGGTTTTATTATCAAACGGTGCCGTTACACTTGATGATGTAATTGTATAAACAACAAATTCTCTAACACCTTTATTAAACAACGCTTTCAATTCTTCAACACCGTTGTAAACTTCCGTTTGACCCATATCTCTAAGAGTTTTATCGTCAGGAATTTGTGTTACACCCGAAGCAAGTATTTGTCTCATTAAATCGTCAATATTTTTAACATTGATTTTTACAATGTTAGCACCACTAACAGATACGGTTTTGTTTAATTGTGTTAGTTTTGATACATATAATGGAACATATTTAAAACTCGTATACTTGTGAGCCATTGTTGCAACATATCCGGTATCCTGTTTAATACCCCCCTTATTGTCAACAACAATCATCCTATCAGGAATACTTCCCGTACCAAATGTTAATATACCAGCTCCCTCCAATTTAATATCCGTTGTAACATAATTTACCGCAACAGTTCCGGTTCCCGCAGTAATCGACGCCTTCCAATTACAAATACTCGTAATGTTCTCAACCTGACCCGAACCCTGAATGTCAAAAGTTACAAATTGTTCTTGATTATATAATTTGATTAATTGGGGATTCTTATTATCACCTTTAGTCTTATCATAAGGGGTCTTTCCTAAGACAACCTTACTAACATCCGCAGGTGACTGAATAACCAAAGTACCGTTCTTAATTAAATCCGGAAATAACTCTTGGAAATATTGTTTAACAGAATTTGCTCTTGCCAATGCCAAACTACCCTTTGTTTCAAAACCTTTTGGGTTTGTCACATTCGATTCTCCCGCACTAATATTAACCACAAATTGTTTACCACCATTTTTTTTAATGAACTCATCAATTTGAGGTTTTAACGCCGCAATAGAATTTTTAGCCGCGTCAGATTGATACTCACCAAATTTAAATTGATTATTTAGATTTTGTTTTAAAAATGATGTAGGTGTGGATGTTGTAGTTGTTGAAACTCCACCCGATTGTTGACCAGCCTGTTCTAAAGTTAAGTATTGTCTCTTTGTAGCCCCCTCGTGAAGATTTAATATTCTATTTCTCTCCTCACTCGATATCTCAAATAAATTATTCATAAATTTCTTTTTATATAAATACCTCAGTATCTATAAAACCTAATTTATAAGCATAAAAAAAGGGACATATAGTCCCTTTTTGTTAAATATTTTAAGATTTTGATTATCTCAATTCTCTTAAATCAAATGTTCTAACACCATCAACTGTAATTCTACCATAGAAGCGATTATTTACCATTTTTTTTGCGTAACGGGTCATAATACCTTTAATTGGTGTAAAGTTGAATGGGTTGTACATTGTTGGAGTCAATTGTAACGGTACATACGGTGCGTAGATGTAACCTGTGTCTAACAATGATGTTCCTTTGTGTCCAATTAACACTTGGTTAGCTGGGAAGTAAGGGTCACGGTAAACTTGGTAACGTCCCGCTAATGTTCCAACTCTTTCAATACCCATATTATATTGGTCTTGTTCAGGTGAAGCATTAGATACGTGGAAGTACTCTAAATCGTCCATAATAGCAGAAACCTCAGAAGATACTACAATCCAGTTAGCTCCACCTCTTAAAGTAGATTTGTGGATTTGTGCTGACAATTGGTTAATTGCAGTAATCAAAGTTTGGTTCCAATCTTTTTGTGTGTAGTTTGTTGTTGCAGATATTCTTCTCCAACCATTGTAATCCCAACGTAAGTTCCACGCTGCACCTTTACGTAAATCTCTTAAGATTTCACGGTCGATTTCAGCCGCAACTTGTTCAGATAATAAAGCTGTTAATTCAGCTTCAGCATCGATGTTGTGGAAAGCTGCAACGTCTTGAGCTAACTCAGGAGACCATTGTGCTCTTAATTTTCTTTCTGTAACAGATACAGTAACTGAATCTAATTCGAAAGAAACCTCACCGATTTTATCTTCAAATTCTAAGTCAGCATATCTTCTGTAAACAGCTTTGAAAGCTCCTGTATTTAAAATTCCAATAGTTGTTCCTGTATATCCGTCTAAAGTTTCTCCACAAGAAGGACAAGTAGGACAAGATAAGTCAACTTCTAAGAAGATACGACCTTCAGGAGAACATACGTCATTGTAAGTTCCACCATTACCTGTTGTAGCAAATGATGTAGTACCTTGTTTGTTTAAGTTATTAACAATTCCTTGACCGTATTGTTGAGTAACAACTCTGAACAATAATGAATTTGGATTACCGTTAACATCTGTAATAACATTACAAGGTGTTGTAGTTGAAGTCCACGCAGTTGTAGAATCACTGTAAATTCTTAAATCAGATAAGAAAGTTTCAGTATCAACTTCATTTCCATCAGGTCCGATTAATTTACCTGTACCTGCAGTTGTGAAACCTGATAATGCGATGATTACTTTTCTAACGTTTTTACCGTTGAATTGGTTAGCTAAAGCTGTACCATCAGCAACAACTAATTCTCCATTAGACCAAACCATAACAACCGCAGTTTTAGTTATAGCTGACCATTGACCTTTAGAATAATCAAACAATCCTGGAGGGTCTAATTGACCTTCTGAACCTTCATAGAATAAATCATAAAGATTTTTCTTGAATGCGTTTGAAGTTGTGTAACCTTCACCTTGTTGACCTTCAGCAACAGTTGTACCATCAACAGCTCCGATTGGTCCGTAGTGAGTACCACCACCTACGTAATCGTTTTCTGCTGAAGGAACTTGTCCTGAAGCGTAACCTTGAATTTTAGGTACGAAGAAGAACAATTTACCGATTGGTAAGTTCATTGCTTGTACTGATACGATTTCATTCGCTAATAATTTTGAGAATACTCTTCTTACGATAGGGAATACAACAGTTTCGAATGAACCTGAAGACCCGTCAGAAGTAGCTTCGTTAATCAAGAAAGACGCTTGGTTCTCATATAATTGAGCTACGTTTTCTCTTAAGTGACCTTTAAGGCCTTCTAGGAATCCTAATTTATCCCATTTGTTGATTGTGTCTTCTTTAATAACTTTCAAGTGTTTTAACCCGATGTTACCAACTAGACCTGATTCTAATAATGCTCCCATTTTTTTGGTTTTTATTAATTTTAATTTATTTTTATTTTATTTTTGACATTAAGTCTTTCATTCTCAAGAACTGTGGATTCTCATATGTTTTAGATTCAATTAAGTTAACTGCTCCCGTAGACGGTGATTTAGCAATTGTTCTTTCAATTGATTCGTTCATATTTTGAACTGTAGAGTTACCTGACAATTCGTTTTTAACGACTTGATATAAATTTTTAGATTCTTTAATAGTTTCAACACTATCAAATCTTCTTAAAATGTTAATTTTTTCTTGTTTAGATGTTGAATGTTCAGTGAACAAACGTGTGGCGTAAGCCAAGTTTGAATTGAAAATTGCAACCTCATTTAATTTATTTCTAAAAATATTAAGTGCTTTTCTGTACTCCTCATTTTTTTCTCTAAGAACTTGTAGTTCAGAGTTAGAAGTATTTTCTTTAATCGCGGTATTAAAGCTTGAATGAGCTTTTGGTTTTGGTAAACCACCTTTTCTAAAGTTAGACCCTGCACCTAAAGTACGTGAAGCCTCTTTTGTCTCTTCTTTTTTACCTTCAACTTTTTTAACCATTGGTTTGTTAGTTGATGATTCTTTTGTTTCAGTTTTTTTAACCATTGAGTTTTTACCCAATTTACTTCCTGAGTTTTCACCTTCTTTGTATTCAAATTTTGCTTTCCCAGTACCGACAGATTTAGGAGCCTCTTTCATTTTAGTTTTGAATCCTGTTCCTTGATTAGGTTTTGCATCGTATTTGAATTTTGGACTTCCGATTCCAACTCCTTTAGGTTTGATAGACATTTTTTTAGATTCCATAACTGTAGGGTCTTCTTCCATATAGTCTTCATCCATTTCGTCTTCATCCATTTCGATTTCATAAACGATTTCATCTAACTCTTCGTCATCAAAATCATCGTGATGTCCGTGACCTTCGTCATCAGAACTGAACATTCTGTCTACGATAGATTCAATAGATTCCTCCATCTCACCATCATCGTACATTTCTTCGTCCATTTCTGAAAAACTTTCATATTCTTCACCTTCACCAACAATCATATACTCTTTTCCAGTTTCTTCATCTTTAAGGTGAGTGTTTCCTTTGTCGTCTTTTGTTACAACAATGTTATCATCCGGTCCCATAAGTTGAAATACTCTTAGTACTTCATCGTCGTCAGCGTCAGTTAAGTCGATAGTGTCTTCTTCGTCGTCCATATCTTCTTCGTCGTCGAAGTCCATATCTTCTTCGTCGTCACTATCATCTTCTGTGTCGTCCATATCATCAGTATCCATTTCATCACCTTCTTCGTCTGAATCATCACCCATATCAATATCGGCAATATCATCAGAACCCATAGGGTCTTCCATTTCAACGTCATCGGTTTCAATCTCATCATCATCTTGTTCTGATAAAGATTCTTTTACTAGGTCTTTGATTTCTTGTTTCATTGTAGA